TAGCACTTCTAGGTTCTTCACCAAGAGTTACTTCACCACCAATCATCTCAGTAGCTTCTTGTATAACGTCACCTATTTCTAAGTTAAAGTCATAAGTGCCTGACGTATTATTTGTTGCCATTTATTTATATCCTTTACCAAATCCTCTTAATGCAGCTCCAGTTCCTCTAGGTGCACCAACTCTACCACCAGATTGTAGTTTTTTAACTTTACCACCATATTTATAATATTCTAATTGTTTTTTTATTTGTGATTGTGATGGATAAGTTTTTTTTTCTAATTCTTTAATCCTATTATTAATTTGAGATAAGTTACCAAAATCTCTTTTAATAGCATTAGATTTTAATTTATCTGCTTCATCAAGATTTTTTTTATTTTTTAAACTTTCTAAATATTTTTTTTGTGATTTTAATTTAGCAATATTTGCATTTAATAATCTTTTTTTCTTAGAAGTTTTTGATGCTTTAGGAATCTTACTTTCAACTGATATATTTTTTATTTCTCCTCTATAACCTTTTTCAGATTGACCAGTAACACTTCTTTTACCTAATGCATCTTGAGCTGCAGCAGTTGACCTTCCAGGAGAAGATGTTAAACCTTTAGGAGTAGGTTGTTTCTTTAATTCTTGAATAGCTACTTTTTTCTTTTTAGCTGTAACAATAGGTTCTTTTTCAAGAATATCTCTTTTCTTTTTTCTTTTTAAAGCTAGTTCAGATGCTTTTTTTAATATTCTTGCTGCAACCATTTTAATTACCCTTTCCTTGCTGCACCATAACCACGATAGCTACGATTAGATTTAAGTCTACCACCACCTGATTTTTTTAAAGTATTTTTCATTATACTTTTATCTATAGTTTCTTGAGGAACTTCAAATAAATCTAAATCCATAGCTTGATTTTTAGTCATTTGTTGTTTAGGAGGAACTCTATTAACCATTGTAGTTTCTTTACCTTTACCTGTTAAAGTATCACTAATGTCAATAGGTGGTTTTCTATCTCTTAACTTTTTTCTCATACTATTAATAAGTTTTTGTTTAGAAGACATATCCTTCGTAAAAACTTCTTTTAGTTTCTTTTTTATCTCACCTACTTTTTTACCTGCAAACTCAGGAATGTCTTTAACTTGTTCAACAACTTTTTTTTGTTGTTCCATAGTTAAGTCTTTAAATTTTTTAAGTAAAGCTTTTTTCATTACATTCTCCTTGTATTTAGTGAACCACCCATATATTTTTTTATAGACTTTTCATTTTCTTTTTCTTTACGTTTCATTTCTTTTAATTCTTCATCAGTAAATAAAGTTGCTGAACCTGCTTCTTTAGGCATGATAGCTTCAAAAGCAACTGCTGCAGGACTAAATAAACCTTTACCTAAACCTTTTAAAACTTTTTTAACTTTACTTTTTTTCTTTACACCAGGTTTACTTATCTGTTGTGGTATTGAACTTCTACTAATTACCATTACATTTTATCCTTATATAAACTATTAATAAATGCAGTTCCTTCAGACATACTACCACCTTTAGATTTTTTAATTAAACCTTGTGATTTTTTATCAAGTTTATATTCCTGCATTTCTTCTCTTGCTTGATTTCTAAGTTTAGGTTTTACTTTCATTATGTAAGTATTTTTAAGTCCTTCTTCTAATTCGTCATAATATTCTTTAAGTTCTTTAGCTAATTTTTTTTTCATTAGTTACTCCCATCTACAACTGTATTATCTGCTCCTGCAGGACTTGCAGGTCTTGTCATATCGTCACGTCTAAATCTTCTGGCTCTGTTTCTTACAGTCTGTATTGAAGTTTGGTATCGTTGTTCAAACAATGGTACAATCTGAAAGTTTTTCATAAAGATGTACGACTCTACCATACAGGCATTAAACAATGCGTCATAACAAAACTGTGTAAAATAATTATCAGGTGAAGCTGACGTTAATGTTGTTGGTCTAGTTACATGTACTACTTCACCATTACTTGTTGATGAAGGTGTAGGTGCAATCATTATTGTTGTATTATCTTTATGTGCATAATACTTTGGCTCACCTGTTGAAGCTGACACTGACCAGTAATCTCTCAAATATTCATCAGTCTTTACTAGTATACTTGTCTTTGCTCCATTAATATCTACATTAAAATTCTTTACTATTCTTGTGCCAGTTGGTAAGGTAACAATATTATTACCTTGTGATACTGCTACTGATGTATAGGTTACTAAACCATAATCATCTAATTCATCTGTTAATCTTTCCTCTGCTCTATTAACAATGTTAGGTATTTGGTCTAAGAACTCTTGAGCATCATTCTCAGTTGTATTTACTATCTCTGTTGTTAATGTTGTAAAATTTGCCATCTAACATTTCCACCTTCTACGAGCTGCACAAATTCTTTTCTTTGGAGTTTTCTTACAGCTTATATTATGCATCTTAGCTTGTCCTGCTGAACGAGCACAAAATGATTTTCTTCTCTTTGCTCTTTTCCCTGTAGGTTTTGATTCTGTTACTGCAGTCTTTAATTTAGAACCTGGGTTTGCTCTACGATAAGCAGCAACACCCTTCTTTGTCATACCTGCACCTTTGCTAGTGGGTAAAAAATTACCTGACTTTACACTAGTTTTAATTCCCATTCCTTTAGATTTCTTTTTAGCTTTTTTAGCCATTCCATCTATCCAATATAAATTGTAGCATAGACACTTGGAGTTACACTTACTGTAACATCATCTTCACATCTAATACCTTCATCTGCTAAATAAGTATCAAGTGTACCATTTGCAGGTAATACAATTCTAACTCTTGAAGTAGTACCATTTTTAATTTCAAAAGCACCTACTACATCTTTAATATTAGCAACATTAAAACCTCTTATTCTTGTACCAAAAGAACGAACAGTAGACGTTGCTGCTGCTGTAGTAATTGCTGAATATTCTATTGCTGTTAAGTTTGTCATTTATAATTCCTTCTATATAAGTATAAAGGGTCTCTAATGAGACCCCTTATATAATTTGGATTAGGCTCCTTGAGAACCATAAAATCCTCTCCAGTCAGAAACACCAAAAGAGTATCTCTCTCTTGCTTTAAATCTGACGTTACCAGTATCAAAATCTGGTTCCATTTTAGTTTGTAGAGGAACTCTAACAAACATTTTAGTACCATTAGGTACGTCAGTTTTAAGAAAGTAATCGTTGGAATTTGTAAACCTTCTGTTTACATAATATCCATCAGGAATTACTCCCATATTTCTGATTGCATTAATGTCATTGTTTGCAGACCCAACTTTACCTGGAGAAGCTAGAAGCCTATCAGCAGTAAATTTTAAGTCAGATGGGATATGTAAAGATACAGCTTGTGCACCAACTAAGATACCTCTGTCATCTTTAGTTCCATCAATTGCGATTAATGCAGTTTCCAAAGCTGCTTCAGCTAAATCTGCTGCAGCTAGTAGGTTACTTTGTGTGCCACCACCAACAACAGGGTGAGACGCAGAGAAGAATGCTTGACCATCTCCAATTGCAGTGTCACCAGCAGTAAAACCTTGGTTAAAGATTGTAGCTGCTTTTACTTGTTTTGTGTTAGCCATTGCTCTTGCTAGTGCACGAGAACGAACTTTAGCGAAAGTATCATATAGATTATCTTCCATTGCTTCTTCAGTGATTGAAAAAGCTAAAGCCACTGTTTCGTGGTTATATCTAGCTGTGAACGATTCTTGTGCGTCATCAAAAGAAACAGCAGCACCTTCAGATTTTACTGGAGCTGTGCCAAATCCTGTGAATAACACTTCTTCTTCAAAAGACCTATCTGAGTTTTCAGTTTCAAATAGGGGTGTATGTTCGTCATTAACATCACCATACTCAACACCAAATACAGCATTAAGTCCTGGAAGAAGTTGTTTTGCAATACTTGCTCTATTTATAGCCATATTATATTTCTCCTTCTATGTTATGCTGTTGCCTGACGTTTCATCCAATGTTGGACGATTTTGACTTCAAGTTTAGGGAATGCACCATCAGTACCTGATAAGGCATTGCCTGGTTCATCAATTACTGCTATAGGTCTTACAGCTTTAGTAGTTGTTGCTCTACTTGCAGCTTTAATACCAAAACCTGAATTACCAGTAATCGTGCTACCACTACCTAAAGTCACAGCAAAGTTTTGTGATTGAATATCACCTGCAGTAACTGACGCATCTGCTTGTATCATAAATGTAGCATAAGGGTCATCAACAACAAATCCTACTGGGTTACCAATAGCACTTGAAGTATTTGCAGGAAAGTGACGACTAAACGTAGGTTGTTTTGAAGTTGGGTCTGTATATTCACATCCCATAAAAACACCTACTGCATAGTCAGTTGTTGTTGCTACTGGTGTAATATTACCAGCAGAAATCGTTACGAGGTCTCCATGAAAGATATTAGAAGCTAGTCCATTAGCAATATTATACTGAGTTTGAGCAGTAGAATTGTAATTAGAACCAACTTTTCTTAAAGGGACCATTCCAAATAATGCTTTACTTGCACTCATTTGTTATCTCCTTCGTAAGTATTATTAATATATGTTACAAACTATCTTTGAAAACGAGGTTCACGACCTTTTGTAACTGTTGATTTACTTGAGTTAGTTATTGGCATACGAGAATCAGATTGAGCACGCAAAGTAGAATCTAATGAATCTTCTTGTTGTTGGTGCTTTTTTAAATAATGCTCTTGCCTAGCTATCATTTTGTCTGTAGGCATTTTTGCTAATGCCACATCACCACTGGAAACGACTCCATTATATCTGCCACCTTCTTTAATAGCAGTTGTAGAACCTAGTTCAGGGACTTCATCAGGTGTAACAAATGTCCAACCTTCACGTTGTCTTTTACCAACATTTTTATAATCATCTTGTCCATTTAAATCTATTCTAATCCATCTTAATGACATACCTTGATTTGCAAATTTATCAGTTACAGATTGAGGTATATCTAATAGACCAGTATCTTCAAATGAATAATTTTCTTCTTTTGATGTTGCTTGTCTAGTTTCTTCATTACGTTTTATTTTATTAATAGCCATTTTTAACTCCTACGCATTTGTGTTGTTATTGTTGTATACTCTTCTCCAGTCTCTACTTTAGACTTTTCTTTCGCATACTTGTCTAGTGGTATATTCCATTTATTAGCTAATCTAACATCTTCTTGAGATAGTTTGATTTTCTTAGAAGCAGGAGTGCGAGATGTTCCTGCTACCACTTGGGAAGGACTTGACGTAGCCTTCTGACGAACTTGTTGAGTTTCCTGTTCAGATGTTTTTAACTTATTTGGAAATGCTTCTTTAAGTCTATTATCAACTTCTCCATAAAAGTCATCATCTGCAGGGTCAAAACCTTCTTCTTTTAACTGAGCATCTAAAGCTAATGCTGCAGCAGTCATCATTTTGTCTTGACCAAACCATTCATTCTTTTCTGCCCATGCAACTGCTTTAGGGTCGTATTGGGGTTGTTGAGGTTGAGATTGTTGAACAGGCTGTTGTTTAACTGCGTTCTGGTAATTCTCATAATCTTTTTCAAAACTTACCTTATTTGATTTTACATTATTTAAATTAATCTGTGCTTCATTTAAAGCTTCTTGTGCTTTTAATAATTGATTTTTATCATCTTTTTCAAAAGCATCTAAGTAGTTTTGTTTAGCAAGATTAAGTTGATTTTCTAAACCTTTT